GTTTAGACTCTAACACATAAGGGGGATTTATGCCTTTTTCAAGCACGGCGCTAATTGGCGCAAAACTTCCGGCTGTTGATACCGTTGCTGATGTTGTGGCGATGGGTGGACAGCCTCCACACAGAATCGGCACTCAAGTATGGGGCGATGATGGGAAACTGTATGTTTATGCGAAAGCTAACGCCACCATCACAGCATCAACCGCAGTATGTACCGTGAACGCTACCACGTTCTTAGCTACTGCTTCTGGTGGCTCTTACACCTCACCAGCAACAGCAATGGTATCTGGTGACTATGGCTGGTTCAGTAAAGCCAGCGTTTAAGGACTTTTAGCCAAGGATGGCTTTTTAACTTTTAAACCTCGACAGGTGAAAAATGAGTGAAGAATTAAGCTATACCGGCGAAACAGCCGGCGATGAGAATCTGAATGTAACCTTTTACAAGGTAGTAAACGAGGAAGGTAAAGAACTCGTTTATGTACGAATCGCCATACCAGGAAATGACTGTTCGATTATCGAAGAACCTGTAAACGACCATTACAAGGCACGATTCCGCAAACAATGGGAAGTGTTTAATAACGTTCGCAAGATGACAGGAACACCCATTGAACAATGGGAAGGATGCCCGGATGCAATGATTCGTGAGCTTAAAAAGCTTGAATTCAATTACATCGAGCAGATTGCTAGTGCGCCAGATAACTTATTACAGGGCATCATGGGTGGTGCGACATGGCGCAAGAAAGCACAGGACTATTTAGAGCGTAACAAAGTTACACCTGAAATGGTCATGAATGCACAACAAGCACAGATTGAAGAATTAAAGCAGCAAGTGGCAGCACTGACCAGCAGACGAAAATCAACTGAATAGGTAACTCATGGGTACGTTGTTAGAGAATGTAACAGACGCATTAGACGAATTGGGTTTGGCGCGGGTTTCAACCGTCACAGGCTCTAACAACTCCACAGCACGGCAAATGCTAGGCTTATTTAACAGGGTGGGCGACCTGCTGTTAAATGAAATGGACTGGCAATTCATGGCTAAAGAGCATCGTTTTCAGACGGTGTTCTACCAATACACAGGCAATACCACAGCAGGCAGTACCACTATCAGCGGCTTATCGAGCGTGGTTGGATTGTCTACTGATTTCATGGTGACAGGTGGCGGGATTCCACAGGATACTTTTATTGTATCGGTTGGCGTGTCCAGTGTCGTATTGAGTCAACCCATACCCAATACTGCCACGGGTGTTACCTTCACCTTTGGGCAGGCACTGTATGCCATGCCAAGTGATTACGACCATATCGTTAATCATACCCAGTACAACAAAACGAATCGGTGGGCTGTTGTGGGGCCCAAAACCCCGCAGGAATGGCAATGGCTCAAAGCGAGCTATATCACCACAGGGCCAAGGATGCGTTTCCGCATAATGGGTGATAAGTTTGCTCTATGGCCTATGCCGACCAGTCAAGTCACATTAGGTTTTGAATATCAGTCTAAAGATTGGGTGATTGATAACAGTGGATCCACAAAAGCCAAGTTTACAGCCGACACAGATACCAGCGTCTTTCCTGATAGGTTGATGGTCATGGGCGCAAAGATGCGATTCTTAGAGGCTAAGGGGCTGGATTCAAGCGCAGAGGCGGCATACTTCACACGAGAATTGAGCAAGTTCAAGGCCATGAATAGCGGGGCAGATACGCTCAGTCTTGCGCCTAGTTCGGCAGGTGTATTGCTGACGACTGCCAATATCCCAGACACCGGATTTGGAGGGGTTGTCTAATGGACGATACACGACTCGCGGAAGCACTTAAAAACCATGCGTCAGAAGTTTACGATACGCTGACAGGCAACGAGAGGATTAAAGACAGGGCTAAAGGTTACACAGAGCCGTTTAAAAAGGGCGTGCTTTCATCATTCCCAATGCTAAGCAAAGACCCGCAAAATGTCACTATTACAGACATGTTGAGTAGTGGCTTTGGGGTGATACCTGGTACATTCATCGGCCCAAAAGCTGCAACATGGAGCGCAGACGCAGCAGCAGCAGCTACAAAGATGCTAGATGATGGTATAGACCCTGCTCAAGTCTGGAAAGAGCATCTGATTGGCCGTATGCCTGATAAAAGTCTGTTTTCTGAAATACCAGATAATCAGGCTTTTTATAGAGGTAGTGAGGCGGCAGGTAGCAGCTATGCCAATGATGTTTATTTACATCCTGATCTGTATGACAATTACAAAGGATTGTCTAATATCAGGATTAAAGAGTTTGACGGTAACGGCGGAAGTTATGACGATACAGGAATGATAGCCAGTATAGGCCAAAATAACGCAAGCTCTACAATGGCGCACGAACTCCAACACGCCATACAGCAGCGAGAAGGATGGGCTAGGGGTGGGAGTCCTGAAGGAATGGCTGTTGAATATTCAAACGCCCGTAAAAATTGGGATTTTTTCACAGATGCAAAAATGCTAATGGATGAAGCGTTAAAAAATCATGGTGGAAGTTTAGACAATGCCTTAAAAGAAGCAAAAGAAGCCGGATTTGATGATTTAAGCCAAGAGCATATAGACGCAATAATGCGGATGGGTGAAAAGGGAATTGCAAAAAAAGCTATGGAAGCTGAAAGCGCATTAAAAGAGCTTGCACCTCCATTTTCCCAACAATATGGCGACATGGGGCATAACTTATACAAGCGACTAACCGGCGAAGCCCAAGCCAGAGCCACACAAGACAGGCTCAACATGGACATGCAGCAAAGGCGCGAGAATTACCCGTTAGCCGGTGGAAAACTGTCTGATATACCGTTGGAGCAGTTAATTTATCGGTATAGCTCGAAACTACTACCCGCCACCATGCTAGGCTTTGGCATGGCAAATCAAGATAAAAATCCACTAGCAGAGGCGCTACGCAATGGCTATTAATCGCGGGCGTAAATCTTCGGCAATTTCTATTGCTGCTCCTGTGGGCGGCTTGAATGACCGCGATTCTATTGCGGATATGGGTTCTGAGTATGCCATACAGCTTGACAACTGGTTTCCTGGTACTCGTTCGGTTTCGGTGCGTGGTGGTTCGGTGCTTCATGCGTCCGGTTTGCCTGCTACGGGCGAAACGCTTATGGCATATCAGGGGATTTACGCCAGTTCAAGCGTTAACAGGCTTTTTGCGGCGGCGGATGATTCAATCTATGACATAACCGCAGGCGGGGTGATTACTAGCGCAGCAGTCACAGGTAAATCCAATGCTCGATGGGATTATGTGAATTTTGCCAACAATGGCGCGTCTTATCTGGTGTGTGTGAATGGCTCAGATTTGCCCATGTTTTACAATGGTGACACTGTTAGCGGCTGGCAACCATCGGGTACAGGCTATGCAACAGCGATAACAGGCGTTACAGCGTCAACCTTCACACAAGTTGCAGTCTGGAAAAATAGACTGTTCTTTGTGCAAAAGAATAGCCTATCGTGCTGGTATCTTGGCACGGGCGCAATTGGTGGATTGGCTAGTGAGCTTAACTTCGGTGGTGTGGCGAAACTGGGTGGGCATTTAGTAGCTATCACCACGCTAACCAGTTCGGCAGGCGTTACACCTGATGATTATCTGGTTGCTATCACTTCGGAAGGTGAGTGCTTAGTCTATCGAGGCACAGACCCGACCAGCTCAACCACGTTCGGCTTAGTGGGTGTGTTCCGTATTGGTAGACCTATTGCTAACGGTTCCAACATGCAGGGAGGGCGATTTATTAGCCGGATTGGTGCTGATGTAGTGGTTATTACTGCTGATGGCATGGTTACACTACAAAGCATGATGAACTTTGATGTATTGAGCCAGCAAAAGACTATCAACGATACGATTATCAATACCGTTACGCAGTCAGTGACTAAGTACAAGTCTAATTTTGGATGGCAAGCGAAACTATGCCCCATGCAGAATAAGCTTATTATCAACGTACCAACTGCCGAAGGCTCGCAATCATTCCAATATGTGATGAATACCATTACGGGCGCATGGTGTCGTTTCCTGGGTTGGAGTGCTACCTGCTTTGAGATATTCCAGGATAGTATCTATTCAATTATTGGTGATAATGTCTATATTATGGACATTCAAAACGCTAATGATTTTATGTCCAGCACCAGCCAAGGAAACCCGGTTAATGCAGCAGTAAAAACAGCGTTTGTATATGCGGGTGGTCGTGGACAGCAAAAGCAATACACACTAGCCAGACCGTTATTAATATCAGCAGGATCATTAAGCCCATTAATTAATATCAATACTAACCTGATGGATGAACCTATTTCCGGTGAGGTTGACGTATCTAGCGGCATAGTGGGCGCACGGTGGGATTACAGCAAATGGCAGCCAGCCTCAACCTCTGCAAAATGGGGTGATGATAATGTACAGTTTCAGGACTGGGTAACTGTTAACGGTATCGGTTACTGTGTAGCGTTAAAAATGCAGGTTCAGCTTGATACTAATAAGTGCGATTGGCAAGGATGGGAGTTGCAATTTATGAAGGGTGGCTTGATATAATAAAACCATGATAGTTACCGGGCCAGATATAGCTAAATGGGCGGAAGCCAGGATGGGTGGGTACGGCTTTGATAATCCAATGGGATTTGGTATAATCAGACAAGATAAATTAGTGGGTGCGGTAGTTTATGATAATTACCGACCAGCGGCTAAAAGTGTTTTTGTTAGCATTGCTTTAGATGATAAAGCAGCTCTAACAAAGCCATTAATTGCACAAGTGTTTAATTACGCTTTTTACGATTTGGGTTGTAATCGTATTCAGGCGATGATCGACGAAAACAACCATCCTTCATTAGAGCTATGCCGACGACTCGGATTTTCTAAAGAGGGCGAACTAAGAGAGGCAGGGCCAAACGGCTCAAACCTGTATCTTTTCGCTTTACTTAAAAGAGAAAACCGATGGTCTACCGGACAATCAAAAAATACCTTACAAGCCTAATCACAGGCCCACGCCTTTACATGGGCGGCGGCAAAGCAAAAACAAATAACGCACCTGACCCATACGCTACAGCAGCGGCTCAATTCCAGCAAAACAAAGATCAGGCTAATTTTGAAGCAAGGTTAAACCGCTATACTCAGAAAAACCCACTAGGCGAAGTCAGTTGGATCAATTCCGGCACTCCAGACAATCCAAACTGGACGCAAAACACCACTCTAAGCCCTGAACAGCAATCGCTGTACAACTCGCAAATGGGTACGCAAAACAACCTTGCGACTCAGGCGGGTAATTATGCTAACCGTATGCCAGGAATGCTATCCAGTGACCCACAGGGCGGCGATTTAGCCACGCGGCAGCATGTGGAAGCGGCTTTAATGGAAAGGCTTAATCCTTACTTAGAGCAAGATCGTCAGGCGTTAAACACGCAACTTGCTAATCAAGGCTTGACCTACGGCGGCGAAGCTTACGGCAGAGCGCAGCAAGACATGTCAAGACGGGTAAATGATGCACGTTTGGCTGTTATCGGTGCTGGCGGCGATGAAATGGCACGAGCGCAACAGATGGAAAACATCAGACGCAATCAGGGATTAACAGAACTTTCAGCGTTAATGCAGGGTTCAGGTAACGTTAATTTACCGGCGTATGGTGGTGGTACGACTATCAGCGGCGGGGCAGCTCCCGACATTGCTGGATTAATCAATGCTAACTACCAAGCGCAACTATCACAAGCCAATGCAGGCCAATCGAGCAAAAATGGCTTGATGGGTGGTGGTATGTCGGCGCTAGGCTCTTTGGGTGGCGCGGCTATCAGCAAATCAGATAAACGCCTAAAACAAGACATTGAAAAAGTCGGACAGGCTAACGGGCACAACTTGTACGAATTTTCATACAAAGATAACCCTGAAAAACGCTACAGAGGCGTTATGGCTCAAGAGGTTATAGAGACTAACCCTGATGCGGTAGTACTGCTAGATGATGGCTATCTAGCAGTAGACTACGGCCTGCTAGGCTTGCAAATGGTTGAACTCTAATGGGAGCCTTGATTGGTGGCGGTGAGTCACACAAATCAAATATTACGCCTATGGGTGAGTCATTTGACCCGACTAGCTGGATCACCAAAGGCATTGGGGCAGACTTTCTAAACCCGCATAAATATATAAACCCTGCTACGGATAAATTGAACGAGTGGGGCAGCAAGATAACAGGGCCAATCAACCGACTCAACACACAGATAGAGCCTGGTGCGGCAATGCTGAACCAGACTGAAATCGGCAAACAGTGGAATGAAACCATTGAAAATCGCCCGGTTGATGCGGCAGCGATGGCTATGGCGGCTATATTCGGCGGCGGTGCTTTGATGGGTGGCGGTGCGGCAAGTGGTGCGGCTCCTATGGGCATGGCAGGCAGCACAGGCGCGGGCATGTCGGCAATAACACCTACGTTTG